AGCCCGCGGTGCGGGGCGCCTGCCCGGTCGGGCGGACAAGCACAGCGTAGTTCGGGTTGGTCATCGCTTCGACATGGTAGATCACCTCGATCGTCCCCACCACAGAGCTGGCTGCAAAACCAGTCCCGCAGAGGATCAAACTTTCGGTACCCGCCACACGACAAAACGACATGTCAACCCCGACTTGCTGCACGGCAAACGTTGCTCCCGCCGCCGACCCACCGACGGTACCACTGTCAACCGAATCAGTCCCAACGGAATTGAAAGCGGTCGACACGTAGTCCCGGCACTGGGCCTCGAACGGCAAGCCACGTAAGTGTAGGCCTCGTTGCGCCACCTGAGCAGCACTTGACACAGCGTGACAGGGAGTGTTGGTCAACTTGGGGATGTCCACGACACCAGCGTTATCCGCCCCCGAGTTAGGTAGACCCAAGGCGTTGAGCGTCGCCGCCATCGTCTGTCGAGGCCCGTAGCTACCCCAGTACGATGGATACGTCCTGGTGGTGCCTAAGGCATCTGAAGTCGATGGCGCAGCGCCACTCAACACCGGTGTCTGTCCCTTGAGGGCCATAACGGCGGCTGTGAACTCCCCGGTTGCCGACACCCCAGCTGTCGTACGCACCCTCGCTCCGTAAGAGGCGATCCGGTACCGAGAGTACTGCCCAGTAAGCGTTGTCGTATCGAAACCTAACCCAGTCTTGCCAGCGACATTCGTGATAGCGTTTTGCAACGTATCTGCGGTAGTCGCCGTGTTGGCAAGAGTGAGCGGGGTCCCACCCGTGATGGAGTCTCGGGTGGTGAACGAATGACAATACAAATTGGGCAGCATCACGACATCCAGATTACCACTCGCGTCTGCGGTGATGGTGTACTTCTGTGTGAGTGCTAGGGTAGCAGAGAGGTTCGGGTTCCCATCAGGCAGCCGGACGCCTTCCGCGGCCCGGCTGAAGGGCGCGCGCACCGCCACGCTGTAACTGCCGGGGGTTCCGACCGTTCGCAGGTTGCGAGGTACGCGCGCGCGCTTCATTTTGAGGCCGCGAGGGGCGGCCGCGGCCACCTGGTGGGGGGTTGCGGGGGCCTTGGGCCCCGCTTTGGCTTTGTTGCCTTTGGTCATTATGCCCGGGGGCAGGCCCCTCGACCGGCACGACCGTTCCGCTGCTGTTCGCCGTTCCGGGCAAAAGCGACTTCTTGGTCAGCACGTTGTCGAGTACCCCCGAGGGAAGCTGGTCGAGACTCTCCGCCGCCCAAATCGCGGCGACAATCTCATCCAACTCCGACCGTTCCACCCCCGTGACGTCACACCACAAATCAACGACCTCTGACCGAAGGGCCAAACGGTCGCGGTGGCTGGTGGTCTCCGTGTCCAGCTTCCAGCGCTCCTCTCGTGTCATGGAACCAACCGATGCCTCTCCGGAAAGGAGAGCCACCTGTGTGAACCACGGCCCGAGGATCGGATCGCTGAGAGTGCTCGAGGAAAGTGCCCCTTTGGCCTTGTTCGCCGCTGCGACATCAACGGTGACCCCACGATTGCACGACAGGTGGCATTTCTGCGCCTGTCGCCAAAAGTCGGGCAACCGCTGGCCGCCGTCGAAAAACGCGCCATAGTGGAACTCCCCCAAGAACGAAACTGGGTACGGTGACAAACGTACGATGAGCTTCTGGTCCATGGCCAATTCTGCCATAGCCACAACCCTGGCTTCTGCGAGCCCCGAGAGGGGCAGTGCGACACAAACGGAGTCATCCCCGCAGTACACGCCGAGACACGAGAACGCCTCAGTCACTGACAACCCACAGCGGCGTAGAGCAACGAAATCACCAAAAGCCACCTTCAAGATATTCTTGAGAGTGGTGGCGCTGGTCCCAGAGATAAGTTCCCACCCGGCCGTATACCTGTACCCCTCTGCCATCTTGACCTTAAACCCAGCCGCCTCCTGTCGTAGTAAAACGCGCAGTGACGGCTTGTTGGGCCCAGTGATCAGTCCGAGCATGATAGGGTCAGTGATGTGGTCGCGGTGCCAACGTTTCTCTGAACCATCGCAATTGGTGATGTCGCCCTCATGGGCTTCTGTGAGCTTTGTGAACTTGAGACGGTCTCGCAACTCGTCGGGTACGCAAAGACCAGTGGAAACACTGTTTACTCGCTCTTCGACCTCAACAGGCGTACGACCACATCCAACCCAAGGGTGTCTGCCCTTAAGGTTGTTCATGATCGCAAGCGTGTAAGTGGCCAGCGGGGCATTGTGGTCGCCGTCGCAGTTGACGATCTGTCGCGGTTTGTACCCTGGTTCCCCCTTCATGAAACCACGCATCTCGCGTGGTTCATCTTGTGGTTG